CGGAGCCGCTGCTTTTGCGCCCCTGACCGCCGCCTTTGTGGCGAGCCCCACCGCGGGCACTGCGTTGAGCAGCTCGGCCGCCTCAGGCTTGAGGCCGGTGGTGCCACCGATGCCGCCGGCGCCGCGCACCGGCATGAACCCGTAGCTCATGTCCTCAAGCACCTTGCCCATGTCGCCCACGGTGAGATCTTTCATCGTGATGCGGCCCAGCACGGGAACATCGACGCCGACCTTGTCTAGCTGCACGCCAGCCTTGGTGAGCAGTTCACCCACGATGCCCAACGCCTCCTGCGCCGTGTTGCGCGGGATGGGGCCGATTGAGGCGGGCGCATCGGTCGCCGTTGCGGCCGGCCCAGCGGCTAGCATTGTCGGCGGCTCGGCTGGCGCCTCCGGTTCAACCGGCGCGTCGGGAAACTCGAACGCGGTCAGCGCGGTGAGGTAGCGTTCCTCGATCGGACTGTAGGCCATCAGGTTTCCCCCTCCGCTTCTTTGAGCAGTTGCTTGATGCGGTTGATCTGCTGCAGCTTCATCCGATCAGTTTTGGCTTTGCGCTCAAGCGCGGGAATAGAATCAAGGGTGATTTTGCCGTTGATCCAATCCATCTTCTCGAACACCTCGAGCTGCTTGCGCGCCTGCTTGGCGCTTTCGCTGTTCCGCTTCTGCTCGATGCCGCGCTCCAGTTGTTCGATGACCTGCTGCGGCGTGATGACCTCCCCCTTGGCCGCGGCCTGGGCCATGATCTGGGCGGCCTGCGTTGCAAGGTTTTGGCGCCGCTTGAACTCGGTGCCCTTGGGGTCGATGGTGACGACCACGCCAGGGATGTCTGGGATGCCGGCGAGGCGGTTGAGTCCGCGGTCGAGCTCGTTTTGGCCGCGACGCTCGGTGGTGCCGATGTGCTTGATGAGCTGAACGTAGTCGCTGCCCCTGATGCCGCGGCCAACGTAGGGCGCCAGCTGCTCCGGCCCGGTGATGCGGCCAGAGTCGATTGCCCAGTACAGGTTGCCCAGCAGCAGCGGATTACCCTCGCCCTGGTTGGGGGCAAGCAGCTTCTCGAGGGTGCCGAGCGGCACGCCGTTGTCGGGGATTGCCACCAGCTCAGAGATGAGCTTCTTGCGCTCTTTGCTGTCTTCCGGCAATGCGAACACGCGCTCCAGAATGTCGATGGCTCTCCGCTCTCTCTCGAGCCTCAACTCGTCGCGCTGCGCCCTTTCCAGCGTCTCGCGCTGGCTGATGAAAGTCATGTATTCGGCCAGCACCGCGGCCTTGTCGGCATTATCCATTCCTGCAAACACCGCAGTCATCTTGCCGACGTCGCCGGCTACGATGAGCTTGCGGCCCGCCACTGAATCCGCGACGTACCGCTCGGTCTTCACCTCGGCGGCGACGGCATCAATTCTGGCTTGTTTCAGCTCCTTGTTTAATTTGTCCGAATAGTGCCCGTACATTTGACGGTCATTAAGTCCAGAGGCAACGGTAAGGATGTTCTCTCGAATTACATCGACAAGCTCTTCAATGCTGCGCGCCTGCTTTGTCTCGGGGTCTACATAGAACCCCAGCGCGATGGTTTTCTTCGCCAGCGTCATCTGGTTTTCGATGTCCCTGTCGGCAACAATCAGGCGCTTCTCCTTGTCGCGCTTGACCTCGCTCTCGAGCACCGTTTTCAGCACGGTGTTGCCGTGCGTTGCCATGACGGCGCGGAACTTGAGATTGGCCTCGGGATCGATCTTGGACAGCGCCGCAGAGAACCCTTCGGTCATCTCCGCAATCTTGGTGCTGACAGCTTCGCTGGTGAGCTCCCCGGCCTCTCCGGCAACCATCAGCTTGATGAGTTGGTTGCGCCCCTCCGCCTCGAAGTGCTGCGACACTTCCAGCGAGCGCGCCTTCTTGACGGCCTGCTGGAAGATGGTGCCGCCGCGTCGGTTGATCAGTGGCGTGACGTCGCCCTGCTTGGCTGCCGCCAGCTGCTCCGGCGTGACCGGGTTGTCCGCAACGAACTGCGCGCCGGCCTCCTTGGCATATTCGGCGGCCTGCCCAAACAACTGCGTGCTCAGGCGGTCGAGCACCTGCGAGATCTGGCCAGAAGACGCAGCGCCCTGGCGCAGGGCCGCGTAGTCAACTTGCGGAGGCGTGCCCGCCGGAAGCGATGCAGCCGTAACGCCGTCGAACTTTACCCGGCCAGAATCGATGAGCGGACTTGCCATCAGCCCCCCTTGAACATCTTGGTGATGTCTGGCGCGGTCGCCAGGAAATTCTGAATGCCCTGGCCCAGCTGGACGTTGCCGAGCAGACCACCGCTCCGCTCGGCGAACCTGCCCGCGGTGCGGAACTGGCGGGCTTGAGTTTCGGCAGCCTCAAGCGTCATGTCGGCCTGCCCCTTACCAGCACCATACATAGCGAGCGCGTCCTCGAAACCAAGCACGCGGGCGGTCAGCATGTTTAGGTCAGCCATGCCGACGTCGAAATAGGTGTTGCGGGTGTTCTCATCCTGCACCGAAGCGGCCGAGCCGGAGAACGCGCTCACGCCGCTCGCGGCAGCACGCGCCCTTACCGCGGCGTTGGTGCGACGCATGTTGCGCAGCAGCTGGTTGCCGGCAATCTTGTAGTTGAGCGCCTCGAACTCGGACTGCAACAGCTTGCGGCCGGCCTGCACCGCGGCATACCGCTGGTCCTGATCGGCTCGAATTCCAGCCAGGCGCAGCGTGTCAAACGCCTGCATCTCGTAAAGGGCCGCCTGGTAAATGCCCTGCGCCTTGGATGATTCCGATGCACCGTAGCTGGTGAGCAGGCCGGAAACACCGGAGGCGGCCTTTGCACCAGCCGACAGGCCAGTGAACACATCCCCGACGGAATCAAGAAAGGCCATGTCTAGGTGCCCCCATGCACGGCGATTTTGTACTCCAGGCCGAGCAGCGTCATCTTCAGTGGCAACGACTGCGACACTTCAATGGCCTGCTCGCGTGCGTATCCAAGCACGCCGTTGATGCGCTTCACGCCAGTGAAGGCCGGCACCGGGTCGTCTAGCAGCGGGTTGTCAAACAACCGGAACGGCACGTCCTGGTTGTTGATGCTGAGGTGCTGCGTGTCGTCAACAATGGCGTTGATCTCGACGACGCGCTTTTTGAATCCGACGCGGTTGCCGGTCTGCAGCTGAATCTCGACCGGCATCGTCTTGGCGTAAACGGTGAACGGCAGGCCGACCTCGTAGCTGGTCACGCTCTCGCGGTCGAACGTCACTGCGCCGCCCGCACTCACCGTCTCGTTGTTTTGGGGCACGCCATCGCAGATGACGTTCAAAGACTTGCCGACGTGCGGCAGACCCGAGCCGACACCTCCGGCAGACCCCCCCGTAAAGGCGCAATCTGTGACGCGCTCCTCTTGGAAAAGCTCGACGAAATAGCGCACGGCGCTGTTGAATGTCCGCTCTGTCACGACGTAAATTTGCGTCACATCGGTCTGCACATCCTTGAACAGACCGTCCGTGATGAACTCTGACGGCGCGATCACTTGCTGCGACCGCAGCACCGAAAACGCAGCCAGAGATCCGTCGTCAGAATTGACGATCACCAGCAGGTCACCCTCGTCGGTCGACGTTGCACGGCGCAGCGCCATGCGGCTCGGCGTCTTGAGCAGATGGCCAGAGAGCAGCGAGATTCTCTGCGTGACGTAGGTCAGCTGAGAGTCCGAGAACAGGAACTCGTTGAGCGCCTTGCCCTGGCGCTGTATGTACACCGTGCCAGTCTCGAGCTGCTCCACCCGCGTACCTGGCTTCGTCCCATTTCGAGACACTGCCTTGAAGGTTAGGGTGAGCGGGGTGATGGGCTCGGTGCCTGTCTGCGGCACAAAGAACTCGCCGCCGGTTGTGAAGATCTGAAGGTCGCGGCCCGAGATCATGTCGACAATCACGTTGAGCGAGTTGGTGTCCAGAGTCGCCTCGACCGCGTCGTCGTCCAGTACCTCGGTCGGTTTGAAGTCGAAGAACAACCCGATCTTGCTGCCCCAAATGGTCGACGGGCGCGCCTTCGAGCCGCCAAAATACAGGCGCCCCTCATGGAAATTGACCGTGCGCGGCCAGCCGCGGGCGGAGCTCCAGACCTCCTCGTGGCCAGTTTCGAGCTCCCAGCTGCCGCTGGCAATCGCCGCCGTGCTGAAGAACGGGAACTCGGTCACCGCCTTGACGACCGTGCCGCTGACGTACTCGACGATCCTGGCTCGCCCCTGCGGGATGCCGTTGATGTACTGGTTCACATGCAGGGCGGTGAACACGCTGGACCCAGCGGTCAGGGTGACGTTGCCAGCTACTTTGTCCGGGGTCAGTGTGGCGCTCGGGTTGGACACCGTAACCGTGAAGGCGTGCAGCGGGATGCTGTCGAACGTGATGTTGCTGATTGTCCAGGTGGCATCGTTGGCACCACGCACCAACTTCACCGGCTGAATGTCTGGATGCACCAGGATCATCGTGTCCGCCGACTGCGTCCAACAAAGCTGGGTCAGCCGGGAACTGCCGATGGTGGTGGTGAGGTAGGGGTTGCCAGACGCATTGATGTTGGTGATGACCGCACCATTCTTCACGACATACATGCGGTTGTGGGTGAAGACCAGCAGGTAGGAGTCGTCGACGCTGAACTCGAAGTTGACCAGGCGCACGCCGTTGCCGGCTGAATCGGTGCCGCTGTTAGGCAGCTCTAGGATGTGCTTGAGCCCAGGCCGGCGGCGAATTCCGCCTTGAGGCTGGATCAGCACGTTGGTGGCCTTGGCAAGCGCGTTGTTGTACTGCTGCAAGTCGATGCGCGAGCGCAGCAACGGGTCGAGCTCGCCCGTCGAGAAGTTCGTCTGGATGTCGACGAAGCGCGGCATCAGTTCCTCACCGCGATCAGAGAGAAGTCCTCGATGACCTTTGTCGCGTTGTTTTGGCCGTCAATCTGCATCGCCTGGCGGAGGTACCCGCCGCGGCCATTCTCGGCCGGGGCGCCGACGGCGATGCCCTGCCAGTAGACCGATTTCTCCCGCTGCTCGGTGATCGGCTCGGCCAGGTGCCAGGCCATCATGTACTTGAGCAGCTGCACGAAATACTGCGGCATCGCGAACTCTGGCGTCTGGTACTGGTAGTCGATGAAGACAGCCGGCAGGTTGGTCAGCAGCTTGTCGCCCTGGATTTCCCAATCTTTTGAGATCGTTGCGCCAGGGTTGGCCGACGGGAACACGGCACGCGGGTTTGCAAGACGGTCGCCCGGCAGCTGATATTCGTAGCGCCAGTAGGTGGCCGGCGTGGTGATTAGCTGGGCAAGGCCGATCTTCTTGAGCGAGAAGCTCCACGGGTAGAACACCAGCGTCGAGTCGCGCACGTCTGGGTAGAGGCGGTCCGCCACCGAGCTTTCGTCGTTGCCGTCGTTGAATGAGCTGATCGCCTTTGCGCCGAGCAGCAGCAGGGCGTCGGAGCAGATGGATACGCCGGTGTCTCCTGCAGCCATTGCCCAACCTCCAATGTGATGAGGGCCAGCTCCCGCAGAGCAGAAGCTGGCCCGGTCCTACATGACAACCGATTAGTCGGCGTCTGTCACGGTCAGGACGGTGGTGTCAGAAACGTCCACAACCGAGCCGGTGTTGCTCAACACAACGTGCCAGCCGGCGGTCGAGACATTGCCGCCGCTGAGGGTGACACGGTAGATCAGGTCGCCCACCTTCAGCAGCGATGCCACGCTGTTGAAGTATCCGGTGGTATCGACCGTAGCGGCCGCGTCGTCGGTGGTGTACGCCCAGATCTGCGGGGCGTTGCCGGCCTTCGACTGACCGCCAATTGCAACAAGACCAGTTGAACTGTAAGGCATGACGCTCTCCTCAGGTTTCGCGGCAAGTGATGGACACGATGCCTTCGGCATCGATCGTGACCGCCCCGGCCGAGAACACTTCGTTGACCAACCAGCTGGTCTTCTCGGGGATGTAATTGATCTCGGTACGCATACCGATGCCCTCGGCGTAGCCAATCGCGTCCTTGTGGAACGCGAAGCAGGTGCGGTCGAGAGAACCGTCGATGGCAAGGCCACCTTCGGAACGATCGCCCAGGACGTGGAACGTGAAACCCAGGTAGGTGTTGATTTCACCCTGCACCAGTGCCTTGACGCTGTTGAAGTCGGCGCTGGTGACGGCGGTTTCCGACAGCAGGTTCGCCAGGCCGTTGCCGTGAATGATGATGTTGCGACCGTCCGGCGGGACGTTAAAGCGATCCAACAGGCGCTTCGCCTCGCGCAGCTTGGCCAAGTTCATGTTGGTGTTGGCGCCGCCGATGCTGTTGGGAACGGTCAGCGTGGTGCCCGAGGCGGCAAGCGCGTCGAGGATCAGCTGATCCTGGCGGCGGCCCATCGCGTTGGCGACAACTTGAACCAGCTCTTGACGCTCGTCAAAGTTGACCTTGGCCTGGCTGAAGATGTCGCTGTACTCCGCGGCGTTCCAATCTTGCAGGGTGCAGGTGACGGTGCTGAAGCCCACGTTGAGCGGGGTGACGTCGTTCTGCGGCACGCGCAGGGTAGCGACACCACGGCCAACTCGCGGGAACCTGACGGTAGAACCCTCGACACCACGGCGTTGACGCACGGCCGGCACAAGCGTGGCCTTGGCTTGATAGGCCTGCTTTACCTCGGCGTCGAACAGGGTGACGAAGGCATTGCTCAAAGAAATTGCCATTTCGTGCTCCTTGTTTCAGTTGGACAAAAGTTTTGTCGCGCCGGTAGGCCTGTTGAACAGGGCCGAGTACTTGCGGGTATCGCCCGCCAATCGTCAGCGTCCGCTGCGGTAAGGGCTGCAGATGCAGTAGGCCTTGTGCGTATTTTCTGCGGTCGCTGTACAGAATGCAAGTGGGTCTATTGAAAAAAGACGCCCCGCACAGGGCGAGGCGCAAGGGTGCCCTAGCAGGAGAGGTCCAGGGCTCATTGCACGTTGGCGGCGAAAGCCCTTTCAACCTTCTGGCGATAGGCCGGGTCTGTGTTGTAGCGCGGGTCGGCGACCATCTGGTAGAGCTCTTCCTTCGACGGGGCGCCCTCGAGCGGAACCGACTCGATCGGAATGCGCCCTTCATAGGCCTCGCGGATCTTGACCAAAGCACGCAGGCCGCGGGCGGTCCCGCCCATGATCTTGAACTCTTCAAAGTCGTCTTTCGACCAGACGCCCTTGTTGACCAGGCCACGCGCCCAGTCGACCATTCCGTTGACCAGTGCAGTGCCGTTGGGGCCAAGCTGCTTGAGTTCAGCGCCTTGGTCAATCTCCGGCTCGGAGCCCTGCATCTCGAGGGCCATCTTCGTGATCGTGCTGTGCAGCTCGTCAAAGGCGCCCTGGCTGATGCCGAACTTCTGCGCCCAGCCAACGTAGGCCTTGGCGATCGGATCGTCCGGCGACGGCAACGCGCTGGTGTCGTAGTTGCCGTCGGCCGGCGCCTTGTGCTTGCCCGACGAAATTATGGCGCGCAGGTTTTGCCAGCTCTTCGCCATGTCCTCGTAGGCCGGCTGGCCGTCTTTCCAGAAGTTTTCCGGCATCCACTCCGGGCGCGCTGTTGGCGCACCTGGCGGTGCGGATTGCGCCGGGTCGGCGCGGTGGTCAATCTCAGCGGCTTGCGGATTCTCGGGTGTCGCGCTCTGGTCTTCGACCGTCACGTTGCCGAGTAGGCCGCTGCTTTCGCTCGCGGGCTCGACGGTTGCGGTTTCGCTCACAGGTTCCTCGCTCTTCTGATCCGTGCTTCAAGATCCCGCACCACGCTGTTCTGACCCTCGCGGTAGAAAGCATAGTCGCTGGACGCACCCGGCACGGCGACGGGGTGCTCAAGAATGGTGTCGCGCAGCCAACGCATGAGCTCCTGGCCGTCCTCGCTGCCGAGAACGCGCAACACCAGGCGGTCTCGGTCCTCGCGCCTTTGCGTGACCTCGCGCACGTCGTCTGGCTGGCCGATGGCCTCAAGCTCTTCCCAGCTCATGTTGGCTCTAGGGGCAATGACGAAACGTACTGCAGTTCCTTGATTGTCTTTTCGGTTTCGGCGATTTCTGCGTCAATCTGAACGATGCGCTCCAAGTCGCCGGAATTGACCGCACCAGATCGGATGTTGTTCAGCGACTGCAGTCTGTTCTGCATGACCCTTGAAAGGAAAGCGATGTTCATGGTTGTCCTCAGACGAGCGGGATGAGTTCTTGGCAAACAGTGGAAAGGTGCGACTGCAACAGAATCACATCGTAGGTGTCATTCCCGTCAATGGCGCAGTACGCGGCCATGCGGTTGCCCAACGCAGCAGTACCAGACTGCAAGAAATCGGTCGGGGTGAACGGCGAGAGGACGCGATTCCGCACATCAAACCTGTAAATCTGATTCACTGTTGAGGCGGTATACATATTTATGTAAAACATTCGCCCTTCGTTCTCAAATGGCGCATAACACCCGCCTGAACCCGTTGTCGGTAATGCGCCTTGTGAGCCGTCATAAACGATTGCGCCTGTCCATGCGCCGGTAATGCTTCCGGCAATATCCAACACATCAAGCGTTGCCACACCGCCTCGGAAAAAATAGTTGAACGAATGACGAGCATTTCGAGCCGCGTCAGGCTGGATACCAAATGACGGCATCCACATACCAGCAGGAGCATTGGCAGCAGGAGCCGCGCCAAAGTAAGTCGTTGACCACGCATTTTTCGCGATGTTGTTTGTGCCGTTGTTGATCGTGGCGTCGGTGTAGTTGTATGTATAGACCGTCGTGGTTGCGGTCGAGCGCAACAGCGCCAGATTCGGTAGTTCGATTACGAATTTCGCAGTCGCCGAAGGCGTGACCGTCCAAGCGGCGCCGAGCGTGTAAACAGCGGACGGGCCTGCTGTGTGAGACGCAATGATCCGGCGCTGACCGACCGCAGTGACGTTTGTCGTGTCCTCGACAATCCGAATCTGAAAATTGCGGTACTCGTTTGCGACAACCACGGCATCGCCGAGCGTTGCCTGACCAGTGATCGTGCTTGCACCCGCAGCGGTTGCCGTCAGTGCAAAGCGAGACACGACGCCTGTGTCGTAGTTGTACGCACCCTTAACCATTCCATCACCCGGAGAATGATCAAATGGGGTGTACTGTTCATCAAGAACGAGAATCGACGAATCCGTGCCAATGGTGGCAGGAAGGTTTGTATTTGTGAGAGATGCAAGCGTGTTGCTTGCCACCTCGAAAGACCGCCAAGATGTTGCAGCCAAAGCGCCAGCAGATAGCATCATCACGCGACCAGCGACAATCTCATATCGAGCGCCGGTTGTCGGTGTAAATCCGAACGAGGAGTGAACAGTAATCGTCGGCGTCGTGCCGGCGGTGTTGGCGACAATGTACCTCTCGGCGGTCTTTCCAGAACCACCAGCAGCATTGTCAATAATCCTCAGTTTGAACCCGTACTCACCAGACCCACCACGATTGGAAAGCATATTCAGCCCGACAGCCGCCGGCAGAGCAGTCGATAGCGTGATTCTAGTGGTGGTAGAACCGGCTGCAATCGTACCCACCAAACCGAAAGACGGTGCAAATGCACTGGTAGCACCAGCACCAAATGTACCTCCAAGTCCGGGGTTGACAGCAAAGTTCCATCCCTTAGTGATGATGTTGAATCGGTTCAATACCGCCGCGCTGACCAATTGATAGACGAATGGATTGCGACTTACGTCAGAGCGAAGATCGGAGCAGAAAGAAGCGGCAGCAGCATGAGCGTTAGGCGCAGGAGGAACCTGCACCCACATCAGGCGGTCGATGACTTTCTTGAACGTATTTGCCATTTTGATTCCTCAAGTAATCCGTGAGCGAACGCAATCAGACCACGCGCTCATGTTTGCCCCGTAAACCATAATACGACCTTGAAGCGTGTCGATTGTGGACAGGTTTGTCACGGTCGCGACAGTCGTGACCGTTCCGCTTTCAATCACCGCCGTCTGCCGGTGGCGCTGCAACGACTTGTCATAGCCAAGCGGAGCCATGAGCATCTGCAAAACACGAAGCATTCCATTGCGCGCTTCATCATCACGAACTGGCAGCGGAGTGTTTTCGGCCACGTCGTTTTTGACGTCACCGCTTCCCCAGAGCAGCTTGATCCGTTCAAAGTAGGCCATTGAATCTCCTCATAAAATGTACCAATTGGCGCCGTCTGCCACCAGTCGGAAAGACGAGTTCCTAAACTGCGTGATGAATGTCGTGTCACCATCGATCAACCCAGATGGGGTCGTAAACGTGACATTGAAGTTCTGCAAGTTCTTGAAATAAATCATCTTGCCGTTGTTGGTTGCTGGTGACGGCAAAGTCAGCATGATGTCAGTAGACGGGTTGATCAGCACCGTCTGGGCAGTGTTGGGAATCGCCGATGACGTTGAAACCGTAGTGACGGTTGTCTGGTCCGCGCCGATCCACTGCAAGGCGTTGCCGTCTGTGCCAATCGACTTGCCAGCGTTGGACGATTGGGTCTTGACCAGTTCGGCCAGCGCAACCAGTTCTGCCTGCCGGTCAGTCAGCTTGTCATCCCGGCCGCCGCCACCGCCGCCGATCGGCATGACAATCCACTTGCCCCACTGACCAGGCTCGGTTTCAAACCGCAACATGAGGCCTTTGACCTCATGCTTAGGGATCGGGCCGCGCTCACCCTGCGGACCCTGTGGCCCGGTGGGACCACGCTCGCCGCGCTTGCCGGGGGGGCCGGGGGGGCCGGCGGCGCCTGGCCGGCCTGGGTCGCCAACACGGCCGCTGGGTCCAGTGAGCCCAGGCGGGCCGGTGTCTCCGGCATTACCCTTTGGACCCGCAGGGCCGATAGGCCCAGGGGGGCCGCGCTCGCCCTGCTTGCCGGGGGGGCCGCCCACCGGCACATTGGTCATGACGATCTGGCCGGGATCTCCCTTCTCGCCTCGCTCGCCGCGATCACCCTTCTCGCCTCGCTGAGACGCCGCGGACCTCGCTAGCTCAAGCGCACGTTGCGCAACGGCGCGTGCAATCTCATCCCGCATTTCGCAATGCCTCCAGCAGCTGCTGATCTTCTGGGGTCATCTGCGGCTGGTTGACAGCCGCCATCTGCATCGCCATCGCAGCTTCCTGCTGCTGACGCTGCTGGTCGAGCATGAAGGCGCGCTCCGCGGCAGAGTTGCGCACCGCGGCCGGCACCCCGAACTTGTCGCCCAAATAGTCGACCACCGCGCCGGCCTTGAGCGCCATCGCGCCCTCCGGCCCGAAGGCCTGCACAATCTGCGCGTATTGCATGACCGAGTTGATCTCCTCCATGTTCTGCGCCATTGCCAGCGGGGCCACCGGGGTCACCTTCACCTCGAGGCCGTTGACGCGCAGCGGCAGGTCGATGAGGCCTCGCTCGTTCATCACCTCGAGGATCTTGGTGACCACCGGGATCATCGTCTCGTTGATCAGGCGGCCGAAGGCGCTGCCCAGGTTCTGGGCCAGCTCCTTCATGCGCTCGACAATCTCGGTCGCGGAGCGTGCGCTCATGTTGTCAGGGGGCAGCGACTCGTCGAGCAGGATGCGCTTGACGTTGGCGCGCAGGTCGTTGATCACAAGCTGGGTGACGTTGAAGTCTCCGGCGCGGGGCAGGGCGGTCAGGCTCGGGCCTTGCGGGCCGCCGTTGCGCGCCACCGGAATGATCGCGCCCGGCACGATCTTGACCGTGTTGGGGTTGAGCACGCCGTCGTCTGCCGCCGTGTAGACGCCGGCCACCGCCAGGCTCGCGTTTTTGAGCAGCAGCTCGATCGTCTTGTTCAGCGTCTTGATGTCCGGCAGCGCGGTCATCAGCGGGCCTCGACCGTAGATTTCCCCCGCGACCTTCATGTACCGCGAGATAACCCACGGCGAGCTGTTGCGACGCCGGTAGACGATCTCCTGCTTCGAGACCTTGTCGATGACGTGGTAGCAATAGTCGCCGCGCCCGTGATCGTAGATGCAGGCCTCGACGAGCTCAACGTCGTCGGTTGGCTTGTGATCGATGCGCCGCTGCATCTCGTCGGGGATCTTGGCGTCCGGCCACTGGCGCACGACGCTTTCCCCCTTCATGCGCATCCGGCGGTAGACGTTGTCGACCTGGCCGTTCGCGCCCTCTTCGTAGGTCACCAGGAACAGCGGCACCGGGATGAAGTTGATCGGGCTCACGTCGTCACCCGGCTGCACCATCATGCAGGCCGTGCCCACGCTGAGATCAAGGAGGAACTCGCCCATCGCAATGTCGAAGTTGGACTGCTTCAGCACCGCGAACATCTTGTCCAGATAAGCGTCAAGGATGGCCTGCGCCTGGTCGCGGTGATCGCCCGGGATGTCTGAGCCGGGCTCAAGGCGGCACCATTTTCGCTGCGGCGGGAACACCACGCTCTGCAGACGGTTGGCAAACCGCTGCGTGCTGTTGATGGCGGTTGAGTCGTAGACCCGCTGCATCTTCTTCGAGCCGGTCGCACCGCCTTCCCAGATGCCGTACAGCTGGCGCTGTGGCAGCGCGAACTCGTAGGCGTCTTGATAGAGCTGCTGGAACTCGTCTTTCTTCTTCTGCGCCATCTCATGCCGCTTGAGGATTTCCTCCGGCTTGAGGCGCTTGCCGCCCGGCGCGTCCGCGTACTCGCCCATCAGTTGCTCCCCAGAAATCCGGTGCCGCCCAGCGACTGACCTTCTGACAGGCTGGGTTGTTGCGCTGCGCGGAGCTGCTCGGCCGAGATCATCGGCCTGGTGCCGCCAGAGCTGCGCGCCCGGCGCCGACCGGCCTTGCGCTCGGCAACCCTTCGGTCGAACAGCTCGGTCTCTCTTGCCGTTTCCTCCTTCAGAACACCATCCTCAACGGAAAAATCAGGCAGAGAGGGGGCCGGCGGCAAAGCGGCCATTGTTGGCGCCGAGGGCATCTGCAATTCAAGCGCGGGCAATCTTGGGCTGGTTGGCGCCACAGGCGCCTCCGGCAAAACCGGGAAATTGGTAAGTGCGGGGCGGGTCGGCGCCTGAGCCGAAAATGTGGGGCGCGTGGTCGTCGTGTACGCATCCGGCATCTGGTCGACAAACGACCCGTCTGGCAGGCGCTGCTTTACATAGCCGGTGACATTATAATGGGCGGGTCCGCCGCGACCTGCCGGAAGATACATCGAACTGGTTTCAACAAACTGAGCCTCATCGTTGAGCGTCACATCGAGTGCGCGAGCACCGCGTCCCATATTCGTCATGCTGTATGCCAGGTCATTGCTGACGTACATCGCGTCGGACTGGGAGCGCACGACGTTGATTGGCCCATTAAGGGAAAGCTGCAGCTGTCCGCTTGGCGTGCGTACTCCTGTGAACTGCAACGGCCTGCCCTGCAGATCGCGCAGGTAGCCTTCTTCCCATTGGTCGTATGCACGCAACCCTTGCTGGTACTGGTCATAGGCCCTGTTGTAGTCTTCCATCTGGTTCGCATACGCGGTCTGCTGCGCTGTCAGCTGCGCCCCATATGACTCCATCATTCGCAGCACCTCCGCCTCGTGGTCGGAGCGGCGCCGGGTGAAGTCCTGCATCTCAATCTGATAGGCATCAAGCGCGGCTTGCCGCTGCGCGGCGTTGGCCTGCTGGGCTGATTGATACTCGGAAACGCGCACGCTGTAGGCTTGCAGCTGCGATTCATAGTCGCTTCTCATCCGCGCAACGGTGTCCTGATGCGCAGCCACGTCCAGGTCGTACTGCTTGCGCTTTGGCGCCGCGACCGAATCGTAGCGAGCCTGCGCATCCGCAAGGGCGGCCTGATAGCGGACCAGGTCTTGGTCAAGCCTCTGCTTTTTGCGGTTGCGCGTGGTGGCCATCGTCAAACAGGCACGCCCATGCTGTTGCCCAACATCGCGCCCTGGCCCTGCCCAAGCACGCCCATCTCGGGGTTGAGTCGGGCATCAGACAGCAAAGAACCGGGGCCGCTTCGACGGCGAGCGCGTGCCCGAGAGGATTCCTGCTCTGCAACTCGCTGACGCTCCGCGGCCAGCGCGTCGGCTTGCTCCTTGGCCCTGGCCTCGAGTTCTGCGCGCTGCTCGATGTATTGTTTGGACTGCTGCTCAAGCGCCAGGCGGGCCGCCTCGCCCTGGATGCGTTGCGCCGCAACGGATTGCTCTTGCAGGGTCAGCTGCTGGTTGAAATAGTCCTGTTGCGATTTGAAGAAGTTTTCCTGCTGCGTGAAGTCGCGCTGCATCGCATCGGTCTGCAGGCGCACCTGCTCAAGCTGCTGCTGACGCGCAGCCTCTTGCGCAGCGAAGGCATTTCTGTGCAAGTCGAATTCACGCTGCTGCGCGGCGGCTTGCTCCGCGTGGAAATCCCGCTGTTGGTCAAACTCCCGCTGCGCCTGGTCACGCGCTTGAGTCGCCTGCTCTTGAGCCTGGCGGCGGAACTTTTTTGCTGCGCTAGCGGTTTTGCTGGCCGAATAGACTGTGGCCGCTGCGCCGATAAAGGGCGCTACCTCTGCTGCTGCGGCGATAAAGGGCGCTACCTGTGCCATTTCAATCTCCGATCATTTTGCTGTAGTGCCGCTCGAATTCCCTGTGGCCCATGAACTCAAGCAGGCGCCCCATGTCCTTGTGCAGCGCGGTCGCGGTGTAGATCCTCTGCACCCCCAGCTCGCGCAGCGTCTGCTCGGCATACAAAAACAGATTGAGTCCGACCCGACCGCGGCGATGGTCCGGGTGGATAAAGTAAAGATCGACGTAGGCGGTCAGGCTTGACCGGTAGTGCAGGTGAGGGCGGACCAAACTGACGTGATACCCGACCGCCTGGTCAGCTTCGTCACGCGCCACAACGATGTGCAACCCTCCAACATCCTCAATCTGCCGGAAGGTGTCGATGTCAGGCTCCAGCGCAATCTTGTCCTTGTCGAGCTCAATCTCTTCCCAGTGCACCAACCACAGGTGGCGCATATCCTCAAGACACTCATCCATCGACTCGACGCTGTAGGTAATCACCGCAACCTCGACAGCACTCAAACGGCTCTATAGATTATTGTACACAGGCGGCGCGCAATGCAAGCGTTTGGTATCGGTCAGATATCGAACACATCAAAATCGGCCTTAGCAACCACCGGCGCCAGGTTGGGGCCGTGGTTGTAGGTGTCGTGCCGGGTCATGCGCTTGTGCTCGCCGCCGCCTAGCAGCAGGTAGCCGAAGGCGTCGCCGACGTGCGAGTGCTCGTTCTTGTTGGGCGCGTCGCGGAACCGTTCCTGCCCAGCGCCGACCGACACCCGCTTGAAGTGATAGCCGCCGGACAATGCCTTGCGCACCAGCTTGCAGCTGCGGTCGACCATCAGGCCCGGCTTGCCCTGGATCAGCCGCTGCATCGGCGCCGCACTTGACTCGCGCCGCACCTTGAAGTCGTTGCTGGCGGTCGGCTGCGCCTTCAGCCCGAGCGTGCGAAGGTAGTCGAACGCGGTCACCTCGTAGATCGCGTCTCGCGCCATGCCCGCCGGGTCGCCCCAGAGCATGATCTGGTGGCGGGGGTAGCGCGCATTTAGCTCGGAAAGCAGCAGCTCGCCGAATCGCTGCAGGCCCATGTCAAACGTGACGATCTCATGCAGGATCTGCCAGCGCCCGTTGGGCAGCTTCTGGCCGATGACTGCGGCCGGCGTGAGGCCGAAGTCGAGGCCGACCTGGATCGGCACCTGCGGATCTGCGGCCAGCCCCTCGGTCGACATCGAGACGTCGTCATACTCGGGCCAGACCGGCCGGCCCTCTTGGACGTAGACGTACTTGTTGCCCGCGTAGCAGTGGATCCAATCCAGCGACTTGCCGCCGAGCATCTGCTCGTAATACCCGGCCGGCAGGTTGCTGAGATTCTCGGCCTTGGGGTTGACGCGCCACCACTTGCCGGCGCTGAAGATGCAACCGTTGGCCTCTGGGAACTCGGGCAGCTGATCGGCCGTCACCTCCACCACGCCGCCGGGCTGATCGAAGAATCGCCAGGCGAACCTGCCCTTGATGGGATCCTTGACGGCCACCCGGTGCCACCAGTGATCGTCGTCCATCGAGTTGGTGTCCATCCATATGCCGTACCAAGTCGGCGACCCGTCGCGCTTCGTGGGGTAGCGTCCGACCCGGTGGGTCAGGCCGTCGATGACCGCCTTTGGCAACTCGCGGGCCTCGTTCACCCAGGCGCCGGTGAGCTCGAGCGACAGCAGCTTGCGCACGTCCTTGGGCTGGTCAAGCGCCAGAAAGATGACCTCGCAGTCGATGCCGGCCGCATCGCCACGCGCCGGCAGGCGCAGGTGGTGCGTGATGGGCGGCGTCCACAGCATCGACCCCCAGACGTTCTCGGGGAACAGATCCAACCAGGTCTTGATCGTGGTCGTCTTCAGCTCAGGATACGAGTTGCGCACGATGACGAACCTCGAGTACTTGATGCCGTCGATGGGGGAGGGCTTCTGCTGCACGGCCTTGAGCATGATCTCCGCAGCGCAGGCGTAAGACTTGCCCGAGCCAACCGGCCCGCGGATGCCGCGCACGAAGCTGCGGTCCTGCAAGAACTGCCAGGTCGTCGCGGACTGCGAGAAGTCCAGGTTCAGCCCGGTCACCGGGCTAGTCGCGTCGGACACGCTCTTCCTCCTCGATCGGGATGTCGACCACGTCGGGCGCCTTGAGGTTGATTCCGATCACGCTCGGGCGCTCGGCGTTCTCCTCGGCGTCCAGCAGGCCAGACGCCTTGGCCAGCAGGCGCAACACCTGCACCTTGTCGTGCAGCTCGATGTCGAGCTCGCTGGTGGCGTTGCCCTCCTTGTCGACCCTGGTGCGCACGCGGACGTTCTTGATCGCCCGGATGGCCTGCTCGGGGATCTGCGCGGCGGCCTTGATGCGCACGTTGCCGTTCTCGTCCCAGGTCAGGATGTCGGTGATCTTGGTGGTGGCCATGCAGAGCAGCTCTGTAGCTACAGCCTCCCGGTTGTGCTCGAGCGTGGCAGACCGCCCCAGCCGCTGCTGCACCGAGCGGATCCCGCCCCAGTTCTTCAGAGCGGGGATGGAGTCGGTCGCCTTCCTGCGCTCGGCCATCATTTACCCCTCGCTCATGCGGAAAACACCACCGCAGTTCGTTCCTAACCCAGTAATCCTCACGTTTGTGCGGTTCATGCTTCACCCCTCGCTGTCATCTTTCAAAAACTCAATGACTGGTACGACTGCGCGCAGCGCGGCATATTCCACCTGCACTTTCGCGCTGGCAATCATCTTCCCGGCCAGATTGGCCAATTCGGCTGCATCGCTGGACTTAATCTGACCAGCCCGCAGTTCGGCAAATACCTGCGCGAGTTCTTCGCGCAATTCAGACGCTGTGTTCACGGATATACCTCTTGATTTTGAGTAGTTCGCGCTGCGCTTCCACCAACGGCTGCGGAATGTCGGCACTGCGGACGCCGATCTCTTGCGCCAGCATCCGGCGCACATATCGGTCTCCAAGCCTGTCACGGTCGCGACGCATGTTTTCTCGGCATACGGTAGCGCGTTCGGTTGGGTGCGCCTTTGTCCACTCGCCGGCGCGTGCCTTCACCGACTCAGCATTGGCCGCATACCACTCGCGGTAATACGCTTTCATGTCCTCGCGCTGGTACGGCTTGACGGTTTGCGCTGCGTACCACTCGCGACTCCGAGCGTTTTCGCATTCGCGACACATGCTGCGGGTGCCACGGTATGCGTCGGCAGGCATGGTCACTGCACAGGTGCGGCAGGTTTTCATTCCTGCCTCTCCAAACTGGCAGCGCACACCGGACAAACGTAGGTGACGGTGCAGGATGGCTTGCCACTCCCTATCCCGTGCGCCCGCTCGATGGCGCGGGCGAAACCTATTAGTTCGCTGATGCTGAACCCATCAAAATACAAATCTAAAATCTCGTCATCCGTCAGCGGCTTGCGCTGCGGTGGGGCGGTGTACAGGGGCAGCGCACGATGCTCAGAAGTAAAGTTGGCAGGGTTGTCTGTGACGCAAACGGACTCGCCATCTAGTGTGTAAACCATCCACGCCACCGGCTCCGGCGCGCTTAGTGCCATCTGCGCTGCTGCTCTCAAGTCACTCATGCCTCACCCCTCGCTCGAATGGCGTCTCTGGCTTGCGCGTACGCCCAGTTACACCGTTGCTGCACTTCCGACACCGGGCCAGACCTAATCAGTCCATCAACAGTCCGCGCACAAGCCTCACGCTCGGCCAGAACCGCCGCTTGGACAACGTCCGGCTCCTCCTCCGCCAGTGCTTCGCGGAGGGCATCGATTGCCACACGCATACCACCCACGAACTCAATCGACCCGCAGCGGTGGGCGGCCAAGTCGTAGTAGGGTCCTTCCCACGCCTCAATCACTTTCTC